TGTTCTGCTGCTTGTGGGTTTTTATTAACCGCTTCATCAATTGCTTTTGCTGCCTCTTTAATTTCCTGTGGATTTGGTCTAGATGTTGAGCCAGTTCTTGCTAACTGAGCTTCTTGAATCGCTAATGGATTGGAAAATTGCTTTGCTGCATTAAGAAGTTGTTGTTGTTCTTGGGGAAATATAGCTGATGCTTCTTGTTGTTTCTGATTCGGCGTAGCTTGTTGCTGTAAATTGGAAGGAATTAGTTGTTTGGCTTGAGCCCCTTGTCCCAATGAACTCATTGCTTGACCAAATGATCCTCCTTCCAATGGAGCCAATCCTTGCGCTTCACGTTGAGCATTTATCCATTCCGGAGTGGCAGATCTTCCTGGAGCAGTTTTAATTGCCGCTGCAAGCTCAGCACCTTTTAATCCACTCAGACTTCTAGCCTCTTCAGGTGAATATCCTTTCGCAGTAAGAGCACCTTCTGCACTTCTTCGTTGTTTCGATTCAGTCAAATCGTTAAGTTTCTTATAGGTAAGATAATTGAGCGCGTCATTGATACCAGATCCAAGACCTTCACCTAATCGTGCGCCCCAGTTAGTTTCATTAATTATTTGTGGCATTATTTATCCTCCGTAATACATAGCAGCTGCTTTAGGAGCTGCCCCTAATAAAGCTAATCCTGCATTTTCAGCAAATCCTGGTTGGCGTGGTTGATAAGCATTTTCAAAAGTACGCTGAGTTCCAAGACCTAAAAGCGATAATATATATTGAAGGAGCTGTTGTTGATTCTGCAATCCGATTTGAGCCTCTTGTCCTCTATTTTGTAGCCCATATTGAGCACCTAAAGAAGCAAGATTTGTTTCTAATCCAGCTCCTGCTTGTCCTAGTTGTTGCCCAAATGCTGATGATCTTTGTGCTCCAAGTCCAGTGAATCGCTCTGCTATTGATGGAATAGTTTGCTGAGCAAATCCTTGGCGTGCTTCTTGAGCAATGGGTTGAAAATTAAATGGCTTTTGTTGTTGATTGAATTGTGGTTGTCCCAACATTCCTAAGCCACTATTTCTAATCGTATCTAATGCTGCTTTAACTTCAGGACTGTAGTTCTCAAATTGAAGTAATTGTGGATCATATCCACTAAATCCACCACCTTTTGATTTTGGAACAGGAATACTACTAACTGGACCTCCTGCTTGTACTCCCATATTCTGTGGAACTTTTGCCATACTATCTCCTAAAAAGTTATCAATTTTCACAGTATCATCTTACTATGTTATATAAAAAAACATAAAGGAATACTATGGCAGGATCGACAAACTTCATATCTGATATTGGTTCATTTATAGGAACTACAAACGTCTGGGATGTATCAGAATTATATTCAACAGACGTGAATAGCGATCAGTTTAAAGAGCTCTTAGTGCGTTTATATCAGAACGTAAATAACATGGCTCTTGCATTAAACATCAAAGAAACTGGCTACTATCCTTTAACTGAGTTCATGACAGGAGCATTATATTTTCCTAATCCAACATTAACTCCACAAACAGCAACTACACCAGTATTCAGGCAAGAATATAGCATGACCGTATTATTTGGAGCATTACCCAATGCAGGATCAAAGTCGGTAGTCCATAATATTCAGATAGATCAAGGATTTACTGCCACTAAAATATATGGTGCGGCTACTAATACTTCAGCAACAAAGATGATACCATTGCCTTATTCTTCGCCAACTCTAAACAAGAATATTGAACTCGATATTAATAGCACTACAGTAACTATAACTACTGGTATAGATTATAGTGATTTCATCAATACTTATATCACCATAAAATATCTCAAGAGCTAATTATTGCAATCTGCTTGAGCTTGGCTGGGTATAGAAGATATAACTGTGTATCTGTACATCAGCCCATGCTACTTCAATGGCATACATCTGAGCTGGAGATAGATATATCCGCAACTGAATGAACTCACCATCTGCCCATGGATATATTGGATGCCATAGTCTTGTCTGGATATCTTCAAGTGGATATTGCAGCGTTTCATCGGTATATGGAGATGCAGGATATGGCGTTGTTTCTAATATACCAGTTCCTGTTATTGTTCCCGTTCCTCCTGGAGGAGGAGATCCGGCATTGAGGGATGATTGATAAGCAGAAGAGATATAATAATCTACCGTTACACCATTAGGAGTGTTATCCGGATTAGATGAGGTTCTGTCTACTTGGAAATCTACCTTATTGATAAGCGCATTACGGCCCTCTTTAATATAGAAATTGTATTGCTTGGTCAGGATATCTATTTGTGATACACGTCTGAGTGTGCCGCCACCTGCATAGGTTCCCCCAAATGACATTCCTGATCGTGCGAAGAATCGTATCGTGTTGGCATCAACAACAATACCAACAATAAACACCGCATTATTAATTCCTGTAACGCCTGTACAGTTTTCTATGTACACATATTGCCCATAGTTTAGGCAATGATTATAGGAAGTAACCGTAAAGTAAGTAGTAGGATCATTGATAACGAGATTGGTAATCTGTAAAGAGGGTGAGTTTGAACCTTCATCTCTTTGGATCAGGAAGGTATAGCCTTGCTGATTGCCTGCTATTACTTGTCTAAATTTTTGCTGGAAATCGCCCGTATTCCATGCTTGATAGGTTGATTCCCATGGGAATGTCGATGATTCCCATGTTATATCTATGCTATTATAGAAGGTGCCAAATGCAGTTACTGCATCATCAAAGAATGCCCATGATTGGGTTTTATAGTTGTAGGCCAGAATCTTGTTATTGAATGGTGTAAATCGGGTTTCTTTCTGGAATGCCCAGTAGATCATTTCACTATAATAATCTCTCACGCCATAGACTCTGAGGTTTCCTCCATTCTCTTTAGCAAAGTTGAAGATACTATCTGGAATGAGATCATCAATACGTTCTACATTTGAACCATTACAAGCATGTACTCCAACGTCACCAATACCGATAACCACTTTATCGAAGGGAACCGTAGAAAAAGGCGATACTGCACCAAGTTCAGTATTAATTTTTTGCCACACAAACGGTAAAACCTGGTTGAAGGTATAGACTTGTTCCCACGTAGAGGTCTCAAAGTATACAATCCAACGATCTTTAATGTATTCACCACTAACGATGGCTTCTTTAGTTGGAGCATCTATATATCCACCAAGTCCTGGAATAGTATCCAGCCATGCATTAGTGGCAGTAGGGAATGACGGATTTGAGGATACTGGGGTACCATTCTGAGAGAATCTTAAACGATTCCAATATTGACGATAGGCAGTAGGAGTTCCAATAGATATATAATAGACCGGAGCATTAAGATTTGTTCCATTACCCGTGATTATCAGTTCTCCTGTGGTGCCATTAAATGTACCCGTAGAAGTTGGTGCTGTAGAGGAAGAAGTTTGTGAGTTAACGAGCAATGCTACATTAGAATTGGTTGTTACATCCGTTACGGTGAATAGAGTGGTTCCTACTAAAAAGTTATCCCCTACCATATAGGGATTACCATTAAACGCAGTTACTGGATTAACCGTTACGTTACCTGTAGTGCCATCAGTTGTCCCTTGAGATATGCCAGAACCAGATGTTGATTCAACAACGTTATAAACGCATAACCTGTCCTTGAATGGTTGCACCATAAGGGCGGTTACGAGTCGTGATGTTTGGTTAAGGACTGGATTGAGATTGAAGAAATCTGATTCGTTATAATATTTTATGAAATCAGGCAATACCGGGCCTACAAGACTTGGAATCTTAAAGTTAGTTACAAAAAGATAGTAATCGAAGTTCGTTATGCCCCGCCACGTGCATGACCAGAAGTAATTTAGATTTGATCCTGTCCATACTGCCGTACCTACTCGATTCCACCATAAATTTGTAGTGTCCCAAAGGTAGGGAAATTCAGTATCAAATGCAAAGAGTGGCTCATCTTCTATTTGATCAGAATCATATGTTGCAAATCCCATGACTGGAAGTGCTGGATAGAACCATACTGGAGTTGTTGCATATGATGTAGTAAAAACGTATGCCCCAGTTGAGGTGTTATATGTAGCACCAGCTGCCGCAATTAAATAGATTATCGATGATGCAGTGGCTCCGGTGAAGGTGAATACACCAGTAGCAATATTAAAGGTTCCTGATCCTGGAGCTCCGACGCCTGGAGTTAATGCTCCACTTGATGCAGTAACAGTATAAGTAAATCCTGCAATAGTAAAAACCATTCCAATTGATCCACTTCCTTGAGCGACGGTTCCTGAAGCATTTCCTGAAGCATCAGTTATTCCTTCTACAATAGGAGCAATAAGGAGATTTCCGGGAGTTCCTGTTACATTTACGGTGAATATTTCATCACCTATTGAAAAAAGTTGCCCTACGCCAAATATAGATCCCGGAACCGTTCCGGATTTTGTTCCTACGTTGTTAGTATTGCCAAGATTAATGCGTAATCGTGAATAAAGTTGTTGGATATTGAGAGGTACAGTGGTGTTCATAAATGATGAACCAGGACGTTTTCTTACACGACCACGAAAGACATATGCATTATTTAATTGTTGGAACGCATCGTCCAAAATTAACCAAGGTCGAACATCTTCTTGTTGACCAGTCTTGAATGGGGCTATTAAGAATCTATCCATTGGCATGAGCACTCCCTGATTTTAGTACCCAATAACGAAATAATAACAGAGCACATTTGATGATGCTCCATTGATTGTTCCCACTACATTAAAAGTAGAGCTAGAAACAATATCATTAAGAACAACTTGAGCGTTAACATAAGACGATGATCCCGAAGATGGCGTTAATTGAATGGAAAGAATTTGATTTGGTGGAGGAGTAGGTAGCGTAATAAGTGTATTACCATTAACTGTCGTAGATCCCCACGTAATATAGATACCAGAAGGAAGGTAAGAGAATCCTGCAGTGCCTTGAACTGGAGCAGAGGTAATGCTTAAAGTTGATGCAGTTGCAGGAATTTGTGTAACTGTAGACTCATTAGTCTTATTAATATAAAGCTCATTATGGCTTGTTGTTGGATTTAAAAACGCATATAAACCAACCTCTCCTGCTGCAAATGTAGGAGCAGGGCTTTGTACTGGCATGGAAACCATGAAATGCTTGCCTTGATCACTGCTTGCAAAATCATAGTGATTAACATCAATAAGTGTTTGAATTGCCTGAAAATTACCCTGAATATCTGATTGAGAATCGCTCAATAGATCGGTACTTGCGGGAATATTTGCTTGGTATGCCATTTTTTACTCTCCTAATTTTTTATTCCGGCTTCAATGATTGTAATAAAATCCAACCATCAATATCTTTCAAATCTACGCAAGAATTATCGGGAAGTCTTTCACGAGTAATTTGGGTTAACAATATACCCATAAATTGATCATCATGATTATCACATGCGTGTAAACAAGAAGTTAAACGTCCGCAAAAAACCTTTCCTTGATAAAGAACTACAATTGCTTCATCTTCGGGAGGCGTCATTGTGGGTGGATTAAATATATTTTCTTTCATTTGTTCTTTCTTAGAATGTTCCGCCTCCGGACCACCATCCTGGTCCGTAAGCACCGGCAGCGCCATTATCTTCTGTATAGATAGTAGCAGCACGTTGGGATGTATATTGAACTATAGTTCGTCTTTGAACGAGCATTTCTTGCTTCTTAAACTCTGGCATTATCAACTGAACTGTATCCATATCCATACGATCTTCAAGAATCTTTTTTGCAGCGCCGTATGCTATATATTGCCACCATTCTTCAAGTTGTGGTGATTGGTTGGTTGCCAATAGCTCTGTTGGTCGTTGATATACTTCCATTTGTACTCGATACACTTGATCAGGAACTGGCCTGAGAATGATATGAGAATCAAAGTAACACATTGTTTGTGGCAATGTTGGTTGTACTGGAACTACTTGAAAGTTAATATTCTGTCCCGCTCCAGGAGCAGTTGGAAAGTCTATAACATATTCACCAGTAACATAATTTATTGAACCATAGGGAGAATCTAAAAGATTAGAAGGAGGTTGTCCTGGCAATCCTAATGCACCCATGCTTGGTTGTTGGTAGGTAGGATAGAGGGGATAATCTACGAGACCTAATCCATTAAAGTTACTATCAATAGAAGAGAATAGAACTTGATTTTGTAGAAGAGTGGTTGTCTGTTGTAGTCCAGCAATAGTTGTTGCTTGTTGTTGTGTATTAATAACTCCAGTGAATCTTGTTGTTACACCATTACCAGTTGTACCGATTGAATTGATTAGATTTAGTTTAGGATAGATTCCAAAAAGTTGATCACGAGATTCTAAATAGAGTGCTTGATATCCTGCTATGTAAACAGGAGGATGAACAGTGAGATACAGATTATCAAAATTCTGGAGAGGATAAATAATTTCTTCATCGGAAATGGGATTAAGATTAGTAGGATAAGCATCCACATAAGGCTGAGTATAGAACGTAAAAGTTGTTCTTAAATTAAACAGGCGTAAATGTTCAGGAAAATCATACGTGACAAACGTATTAATATACTGATTAAGATCACCATCAGATAATTGATTAACTGATGGACTACGGGTAAGACGTCTGACCTTGGTCTGGATCGCCGTTAAGGTAGAATCTGCGGGGCTTATTGGCATACTTTTCTCCTAATAATTCAGAATCATCTTACCTTTAAGTTGCACTATATGGAAGTGAATTTACGGTTGCAGCTTTAAGCGTTAATGAATTTTCTCCAATAGGAACTACTTGTGCATATTGAGTATCATCAGGAAAGGTTGCAGGAGTCATATATGGATCAAACAGAGTAGTATCTATATTGATAGAGAAAGTAGTAGATCCCGTCACTACTATTTCTCCAGTCAATTGATTTGCTTGTTCCATGCCATACCCAGGAGGGAAGTTTAATCTCACAATAGTACCGGTAATGTACTGGTGAGCAAACGTCGTAGTAACAACCGCAGGATTAGCATTCGTTATATTCGAAATGATCCGCATAGATGGTTGATAGACGGGAAATTGCTGGGCTAATATGGCCATGGTTATCCTTTAAGCAGGAAGTGCAGATTTAGGATTATTATCTAATCCTTCGATATCCACAAACTCTAAGCTTTGGAAACTCACACGACGAATCTTTTCAGAAACGCTCACGCTTGGCCTGCCTGCTTCATCATTCTTAAAAGTATAAGATGGATACCAGCAATTAGTATTGAGATGCTTAGCAACTCCTAATGGTATGGTATACACTTCACCGTCATGAAGCTTAAACGTTTCTAATGGATCGCCTTTATATTTCTTGAAGGCAAATTCCATCACACCGCCTGGTACTTCATGGAATCTAAAAATACCACGAACTTGTTCACGATCTTTTTTACGTTGGTGTTCTAACTGAGTTTTGATTTTATCTCGTTTTTCTTTTTCAGCTGCGTCTATTGTTGGCTTCTCTATTTGTGCCATATTTATCCTTTTCTAAGGTTAAGGGGGAACTTAATCCCCCTTACTATATCAGATTTTACAATCCACCATAGGTTGATTTACCAGCAATCCAATACATGAGATCACCAGTTGGTGCGTTACCTGCGCTCCATGCTATCGAACCAGCAGGTCCATAGATAGGAGTTGTTGCAGTAAGCGTACCAAGACCACCAGCACCAAGGATCATGCCCAGGTAACCAGTATTTACTGTTGAATCTGCAAGTATTCCAGTATTGGTATTGAAGATTTGAACTCCACCAATAGTTGGAACTTGAGCAGTATTGCTTGCAAGTGCTGTTGCTGTATCTTCACCGAACGGAGTTACGGTTGGCAAATCAGTTGGCATTTGAGCAATAGTTGGCCAAGAGAATGCAGTGTAGCCAGAAGTATTGATATTGATCGTGAAGTTGTAATCATCAACAACCGTTAGAACTATAGCAGCAACAGACGAAGCTGATGGGAAATAGTTATTATCGAGTTGAGGATTTAACTGCGTCATGCCTGAAGTTTGAGGTATCTTGAAGCGAATTTCTTGACCAGGAGTCAATCCATGCGCAACAGAAGTACTCACTTGGGCATTAGATGCCTGAGTAATGTTGGTTACATAACGACGTCGTGGATAGAACAACTGTGAGTTGCCGTTATACACGATGCGATAGAAACCAGCGCCACCAATAGCACCAGGAGCAGTTGCAAGAGCGTTAGTAGTTGAGAGTAACGTAAAGTGAGTTGAATCAGTTACGGTACCTACAATCATATCAACGCCATCAACGTCAGTCTGTGCAGTGTTACTTAAACGAACAACGGTTCCTACTGAAAGGCCTGCTGTTGAAGAAGTCGTAACTGCTGGACGCGTTGAGTTTGTTACCGCACTAATTGCTACGGGAGCAGATAGTAACGGTTGAGCACCCAATGATTGACCCGATGGATCATAGAGGGTAAAACCACCACTTAAAAGAGTATCGCCGTGCATTACAGAACCACTGTTAGCATAGTATTTTACAATACCAGTGCCTGCAGCCATTCCACGTTGCCAGAAATATTCAATACCAGTATCAGCGTTTGCAGTACCGTTAAAGTAACCACCACTATTACCAGCAGTCCCAAATTGAGTAAAGTTCCTTACTACCATCCAATCCGCGTTAGATGGGATCTGAATATAAGCAGGGTTAGCTTGACCCACTGAGGCATTGCCAGCATTAGGGTTACTTAAGTTAAGAGACGAAGCTACAAATGTACCTTGTCCGATTATTGTTGTGTTGTCCATAGTATCTCCTTACGCTAATGTGCAACGAAGATTCAAGACCCATAGGTCATTGAGAATCCGAGGTACTTCTGCGAATTTATAACCGACTGATGCGTTCAACGCAAGTGGTCCATCATAAATAGGCGGACGATATATGAACTGAGCTGAATACCCATCTTGCTCTACACAAGCGTAGGCTTCCATACCAACACAGAAAATGTTGTATACATTTGCGCCAAGAGCAGATGCATTCGAGCTCGTAGAACCAATAGATGAAATTAAGAAACGTAAGTTCCCAATTGCACCCCACTCAGAACGCAAAGCATTCATAGGTGATGGATATTGGTTCTTTTGGATGAATCCTGAAACGTTATCCATATCTTTAGTTAAGTCAGTATGACATAACGCAAAGTATGCATCACGAACCGGAGCTGTCAGATCTGTTACTTTTATGACCTATTTCTAGGCGGGACAGGTTCTTCGACCCATCCTCTACAGGTTTCCTCTGTAGTTCAGACTATCGCATCGTCTTTCGACGTTTTCTCACTTAGTCGTTCAGGCTGAAATCCACAGACAGGACAAAAATTTATAATTATTTCTGAAATACATGGATCATGATCGATAACTAAGATAGCATTATTCGCATCATGTTCACATATTGTAAAATCATCTAATTTGCATATTCGTTTCATTCTTGCCCCTTGTTGCCGGTTATACTGTTTTTAGCAGTATACTACGGTTTCCAAGTCAATCAGAGAAAATTTTAATTCGGCACTTTGTTCACCGAATTTATCGTCGCCCTCGATATTATCTAAAATAGTGTACGCATTATTCCCTAAAAGGGCACGAACCACATCATCAACATCTGAACGAGTAAGTTCAGTAGGGTTATCCCCGTTTACACCAGCAGTACAGTTAATGAATGCTGCAGTTGATGCAAGCATATCACGAGTAAGCTGATCTTCTGTTTGACGAAGTGACACGCCAAGACGTGCTGCGCATTCGTTTAATACCATTCTGTTACTTTAATGACCAGGGTTGCTACTTTTAATTCCATGTTTAAACGGAACCACTGGCGGATAAACCTCTTCGGGTTTATCTCTCTACCTTTATTGCCTCTAACGGGAGGCGTACTTTATTCGTAGAGATCAGACTATCACATCACATTTCTGTGTTCTCGGGGTTAGTCGTTCAGCCTGCACGTTTCCTGCTTGGCCCTTGTTACCTTAAGCTTAGGCTTCCAAGTCAATTACCGAAAATTTAATGACCCCAAATTCTAGGGTCTTGGTTCTGAAGCGTTACTTGTTCGTTCAAAATTACATAAGTGCCATAGAACGATATCTTCGCGTCTATGTCTACTGCTGTTAAATTTTGAGCCGGCGGGGTAATCCCGGAATTTCCGAGAGGGACCATAGCCGTGTTTAATGGATTATACCTTCTCATGCGTAAAGTAGTACCACCATTACGGGGCATATTCTTTAGCATAGCAGGTATTTTATGAATCATGTTCGGAACCGGAACCGACAACAGCTTATAGCTAAAGCTTTGCTGACTATCTATTACTTTCGGACTTAGCCAATCCTACGGACCATTTCTGGCGGGGAAACCTCTTCGGATCTCCCTCTTATAGTTTCCTATAAGGTTAGACTATCGTTTGCACTCTCGTGCCCATGAGACTTAGTCGTTGCGGCTACTTTATTACCATTGAACTCACGAATCTTTCGATACATTTCTTCTCGGTAATCTAGCTCTTCTTGTTTCACACCTCTATAACCAGGATTCTTTTGAGTCATAAGATGTTTGCAGAACTTTAATATATGCTCCGCTCTATTCTTTTTAACTCTAAGATACGGAATAATTCCTTCAAGAAAGGGAATTACATGTTCCTTGTTTCTCATATACCAATGATATATTGGCTTTGAGTTTGGTCTGTCTTTTCGAGCGCCATCAATGTGCATATGGCCGAAACCCATATCATTCATAACGAAATCGATCGCTTCTGGTTCTATCATGCATATTTTAACACCAGGCAAGTAACTATAGGCCCACTGATCTACACGTTTAGGAAATTCTAAACCTCGACTTGTCTTCCTATTTTGAGTCTTGCGCTTGTGTTTAAATATCATAAAGCATCCATCCGCATCCATTATTCCTGCTATATATGCCCATTCATGCGTTTGCCTCTGGTTATCTTGCATAATACCCTTTCGTATGCTGTACCTAATTCAGTATAACATACATTGATAATTATGTTTAGACTTTCCAAGTAATCACTCATAGTTTTATGCCGGCTCATCTTAGTTTACCGGCGCGGGTAACGAACTTGTAGTAGTAATTGCCATGAATTTCCTTTAAGAGAATGTTGATTAACATTGTCTTAGGTCGGACCAATTCCTAAAGGAGCTTTTGGGTCCTGAGTTTTTAGGCTAG